GCGCTATTGATAATGTCACTCTTGTTGCAACGACTACAACAAATACAGATATGAGAGGCACGAATAGTGCGGCTTTAGCATCAGCATTAACAACAGCACAAAATGATCTTGATATAATTACAGGCGCCAGTGGTGTTAATTTATTGACAGCTACCCAAGCAACGATTGATGCAGGTGCAACAGCGGCAAGCATAGCGGCATTGAACGATGTAGCAGCCACAGACATAGTAAGCGCAGGAGCTATAACAACCCTATCAGGGGCTGTGGGAAATGTCACTTTGGTGGCTACGACGACAACTAATACAGACATGGTGGCTGAACCAGCAACATTATTAACTACTCAAATGGCTGAAGCATACGCAGCCGATAGTGTTGCACCAACGCTCGCACAAATATTATTTTTAATACAGCAAACTATAGGAGATTTTACAATTGCGGGAACGACTATTACGGTAAATCGTCTAGACGGAAGCACAACGGCGGCAACCTATACCTTAGATGATGGAACAAACCCAACAAGCAGAACCAGGGCAACATAATGTCAATCGCTCTAATTGTAACGGCGGGCTTCGGAAACGGAACGCTATCAGGCACTGTAAAAGGCGCGGTATTACGTGGTTATGATATTAGTGCTATAATCCCATCAACAATACCAGTTTCGCCGGGGGTTCTTGTAAATGGAGTTTTTGGTTTAGGCGTAACAGCAAATGGTTCATTTAGCAGTGGCACAACGGTCACGGGGAAATTATGAGCGGATTTAACAAGGGTGAGATAGGGCAACCATTAAGAATAAACTTTGGTGTTGATATAAGTCTTGCGACTACTTCTTTAATATTATCAGAACCTGAAGTCGGCACACTAAAGACTTTTACGGCTACTATCCCGGCAGTACCAGTTACTGTTGACGGGGTAACATTAAACGCTAATGAATATGTTGAATATAAGACTATTTCCGAAGATGATCAAAATTATGCAGGAAGATGGCGAATGAAGGCTAAGTTAACATTTTCAAGCACTGACGTCAGACAAAGCGACTACGTAAAATATAGAGTTTTGAGTTAAGCCCCGACAAGGTTTAGATGTAATCCAACGAAAGGAGGTGATCATCTGGTGATAGAACGCCTAAACTATCAAGCCTAGCTTGCTGTGAAGTAATAAAGGCTAACTTTACACTGTAAAGACTAAAGGTATAACATGAGCTGTGAAACGTGCGTAACAGTAAAAGACAAACCGATGACTTACACTAGATGCAAAGAGTGTGGTGATTGGCGACTGATGACAGATGCAGAAAAAAAGCTATCTGCTAAACCATTTAGGTTTGGTGATAGTGGTCAACCTACGCGAAATTACACTTAAATAAATCAATAATATGGAATTGTTACAATATGGCAGGCGCACCAACAGGCAATAAGAACTCAGCAGTAGGCAAAGAAGGGCGTAGAGCCTTAGAGCTTGCGCTTGAGCATTACCCTGATATGCCTGAAGTGATCGGCAAGATTAGAACGCTTATTCTTATGTGGCAGCCTATCATAGCTAAGGCATTTGAAGAGGGTGATCTAGCTGCAATGAAAGAGATTAACGACAGGCTGGACGGTAAAGCAGCGCAATCATTAACCTTATCAGGGGATGAAGATAATCCAGTAGCAATTCATCGAGTGGAGCGTGTAATTGTTAAGCCTACAAATTCCAACAGCTGAAATATTCGAAGCACTATTGACCCCAGCTAGATACAAAGGTGCCTGGGGTGGTCGTGGTTCTGGCAAGTCTCACTTCTTTGGTGAGATGTTAGTCGATGATTCGTTATGTCAAAAAGGCTTACGGTCAGTTTGTATAAGAGAAGTGCAAAAGAGCCTTAAGCAATCATCAAAGAAGCTTATAGAAGACAAGATACAGTCATTAGGCTTAGGCGAAGCGAACGGGTTCAAGATATTCAATGAAGTAATTGAAACGCCTGGTGATGGCTTAATCATGTTTCAGGGTATGCAAGACCACACAGCAGAATCTATCAAATCATTAGAAGGCTTTGACAGGGCATGGGTAGAAGAAGCTCAAACACTATCAGCTACTTCATTAAGGTTATTGCGGCCAACAATTCGAAGTGATGACTCAGAGCTATGGTTTAGTTGGAACCCACGAAGAAAGACCGATCCTGTTGATATGTTGTTGAGGCAAGGTACACCCCCAACGGGTTCAGTTGTTGTAAACGCTAATTGGTCGCATAACCCTTGGTTTCCTGCTGTATTAGAGCAAGAGCGGTTAGATTGCTTGAATGACACCCCAGACGAATATGATCATGTATGGGACGGCGGCTATGCAACTGTAATGGATGGTGCTTATTTTGCTAAACATATTGCACAAGCCAAGACAGACGGCAGAATAGGAAATGTTCCTCCTGATCCGTTAATGACTTATAGAGTATTTGTAGATATTGGCGGCACTGGCGCAAAGGCTGACGCTTTCACTATGTGGGTAGCTCAGTTTATAGGCTTAGAGATTCGAGTATTAAACTATTACGAGGTGCAAGGCCAACCGCTAGATAGTCATTTAAACTGGCTAAGAAGTAACGGCTACACACCAGATAAAGCACAGATATGGTTGCCTCATGACGGCAAGACAAACGACAGAGTTTATGACGTATCGTATGAAAGCGCATTAACTCAGGCAGGCTATCAAGTTACAGTCATCCCAAATCAGGGCAAAGGCGCAGCAATGGCTCGCGTTGAAGAGGTTAGGCGTTTATTCCCTAGCATCTGGATGGATAAAACAAAGTGTGCGGGCGGTATAGATGCGCTTGGCTGGTATCACGAAAAGAAAGACGAAGTAAGAAATATAGGTTTAGGCCCTGAACACGATTGGGCTTCCCATGGTGCTGATGCTTTCGGTTTAATGTGCGTAGCATATCAGCCACCAAGAGCGCCAATAACAAGTATTGATTTTGTAACGGAGTGGTGATGGCTACTAAAGACGACCAACTACACAGAACAGCTTTTTCACGCTTCGAGCGAGTTGAGACAAAAGAACGAAATCAACGGCGTTTAGCTATTGAAGATTTAAAGTTTGCCCAGACTGAGGATGGTCAGTGGGATGAGGCCGCTATTGAAAAGCGTTCAGGCCGTCCACGCTACACTATCAACAGAATAGCGGGCGCAATAGATCAGTTAATTGGTGATCAGCGACAAAACAGAACATCTATTAAGATTCGGCCAGTAGCGGGCGGAGCGACAGAAGATGTCGCCGAAACCCTAACAGGCTTAATCCGTAACATTGAAACGCAAAGCAAAGCTGAAAACGCTTATGATTGCGCATTTGATGAGGTGGTAAATGGTGGTTATGGTGGTTGGAGGGTAGTCACAGACTTCAATGATGATGACGCCTTTGAACAAGATATAAGAATAAAACCTTTGATGGGTGCGACTACTTCACTATGGTTTGATGACGCCGCCAAAGAATACGACAAGCGGGATGCAATGTGGGCGTTTGTGACTGTTGATATGTCAATCGATGAACACAAAGAGCGATTCCCTAATTCTGCGATGGTTGGATGGTCACAAGAGCAATTTAATAGTAATGGTTGTAGCTTATGGAAAAGTGAGAACACTGTAAAAGTTGCAGAGTATTGGCGGAAAATGCCATTCACAAAAGAGATTGCAAAGCTTTCCGATGGTCGAGTAATTGATTTGGATGAAGATGGCGCAGCACTTAATGAGCTTGCGGCAAAAGGTATAGATGTTTTACAGAAGCGCAAAGTACAAAGTCATAAAGTTGAAATGGTCTTAATGGATGGCGGCGGTGTTCTGGGTAAGCCGAAACAATGGGCTGGCAAATATATACCATTGATTCCCGTTTATGGTCGTCAATGCTTTATTGAAGGCCGAGAATATACTAGAGGTCTCGTAAGGTTTGCGAAAGATGCTAATAGAATATACAACTATGCTACATCGGCAGCGATTGAGACAGCAGCTTTAACACCTAAAGATCCAATCTGGATAACTCCCAAGCAAACAGAAAACTTTCTACCACAATTAAGAAACTTCAACACTCAAAACAGCCCTTTCATGATGTACAACCCTGACCCAAATGCGCCTGGCATACCAGGGAGAGGCGGAGCGCCAGCAGTACAAGGTGCTTTCTTGCAGCAAATCCAGCAAGCCTCAATGGACTTGTATCACGTAACAAACATGCAACCACCATCATTAGGCGCTAATCCAGAACTTAAAAGCGGCAAGGCCATACAGGCACAAGAAAAGCTAGGCGATAGAGGTTCATTTATCTTTAGTGATAACTTAGCTAAATCTATTGAGTACACAGCAGAAATATTAGTCGATCTAATGCCAAGGATATATGACACGCCTCGACAAGCTCGAATTATGGCGCGTGATGGTGAAACTGAGTTAGTAGAAATCAATCAGACAGTATTTGACGAGGAAACACGGAAAGACATTATCGTCAATGATTTAAGTCTTGGGAAGTATGATGTAGTTGCTGAAACAGGCCCCGCATTCTCAACACAGCGCCAGGAATCAGCAGAGCAGATAATCAGTTTGATTAGTCAATCGCCATTGTTCGAAGGAATAGCAATGGATCTAGTAGCGAAAGACTTGCCTATTCTTGAATCCAAAGAGTTAACGAAACGAGTCCGCAAGCTTTACATTCAGCAGGGTACTATCGAGCCAACAGAAGAAGAGATTAAAGAGTTAGGTTTAGATCAGCCACAGCAGCCAGATAAGCAGCAAGAAGCAATCACGACTAATATTGAGATGCAGACTGAAGAGCTTATGGGCAAGATTGAAGAGCGTGACGCTAAGACATTGCAGATCACTATTGATACTCAGAACTCTACTATTAAGGCTTATAAAGATTTGATGGACGCTTACAAGGTGCAAAGAGAAACAGGAATACCGCTAACGAGCGACGATAGAAATATCATCCTTAAGCAACAGGACATAATCGAAGAGGCGCAGCAGAATATTGATGAAGGGCCGAACAGAGAACAAGCGGCCAGCATGGTGCAAGAAGGCTTAGTACCTCAAAAGCAAGCCGATCAAGGAGATACTGCAAGGCGATTAACTGTTGAGCAACCTAGCGCATCAGCAGGACAAGACATAGTAAATTAATTGATAATTGTCAAGACATAGTTTAATCTATACAATGTAAATATAGCCCCGTGACGCTTAGTCATCGTTTTAAAAGGAAATACAAAATGTCAGA